TGCAGGGTGTCTGAAAGAAGGTCTACCCAATCGTCCTCTAGTAACTTTCTGTATTGTATTTCCACAAATACTATATTCGTGCCTATAGATCCGTCATTCCGTGCGTACCATAGCCCTTGTGGAGCAACAAGGCCTACCGCAAATCCATCCACCTCGGTCGTTGTCTGCCGGGTGATATAGTCCGTGGTCACTTTTGTTGCTACTGGAATATCCACCCGAACATCCCCGAAGAATGGGATAGGAACGTCTATGTCGTTGGTGCCTAGTGATGCGATAATCTCTATGTCTGTAAAGTTCTCCGCAGGCTGTTCGTTAATGCGTACTGATTCTATTGAGTCTATTTCGTGTGCAGCCACGACGAACAACATATTGAGGTATTGATTTTGTCCCTCCTGTGATAGGTATTGGACAATCTTCGGAGGTACTATTCTATGTGTTCCGAATAACGTGGGGACAGCCCCGCCCGGACCGGCAACATTTCCTCCAACTGACCATCCATAGGTGGGAGACTGCTCGAACGCTGAGTCAATCCCACCATACGTATCTGTCATAGCCCGGAATAACGCATTAACGGCGGTACTCATACCAATCATCGTAACGCCAGTCACAACCGCTGTAAGCGTTTTCATTGCTGTAGTGCCAGCAAGAATCCCCATCTGCGGCCCCAGTGCCCCGGCTAGACCAGCACCAACCGGCGCAGCTACAAGCATTACCGCAAGCATCGCAATCGTCATAAATATCTGCTTGCCCCCACCCTCCCCGTGCGGGACCGCACAGAAAACGATACTATCGCCGGGCCTTATTATGCGATCGGAGTCATCAGGCAAGACCAATCCATTTACCGAGATTACCAGATCGAGTACGGGGATAGATCCGTCATTGTAAAGATCTATATATGCCGGGAAGAACTCCGCAGTGTAGCCCCTGGCGGTTTTAATCACACTGTAGGGAATCTCTCGGATCTCCCTGCTTTCCAGGGGATCAAAGGGGTTCCGTATACAAACGACCTTCACGGATTCCATGCGAAAAATCCATCTATCTTTCTGGAAAAGAATCTATGATCTAAGCGAGTGACCAACACTCCTGCCTTAGCCATCGTGTGGATAAACCTCTTTCTGTCCAGGCACACCCCGTAATGCTGCACCATATTCGGCATATAGGTGTCCAGCTTCAACGTAACCGCAACCCCGGCGGCGGCTGTAGGCACTGGGGTCCACAACCTCTTACCGTTGGTCTGTTCTATAAACATCGAATTGATGAAGGCGCTATCAAAGCAGGAGATTTGAAAGTCAGGGATTTCGTGCCCGAACCGCCGCATCGCCTCAATAAACAAACCCCAGCAGTCCAGCCCAGTTTCTGGGTCACGACCACCGTCAATAAAGGGCGCCTTTTGCAGGTCTCTGTACTCGATCATGACGCCTTTCCCGTAACGAAAAACCCTCGAAATCGGATAGTGTTTCCAAGAGCCCTGCACCTTTCATACGACTTGTTGCAGGTAGTTTCAGCCCCGGCATACAGACACCTGGGGCCCTTGAATTTCCAAGGACACACCGGAATGAGCCTGGTGGACGGGTATCTACGATTGAATGGGTTGGCCGCCCCAAGAGTGAACGTCATCCAAAGCGGGTTGCTCTTGGGCTGGATCAGCTCGAAATAATGCTCAACCTCTGCATCGTTGTTCCAAATCATCCTTACGCTGATATTATCAACGTAAGCTGTTCCTGTCTGGAATACGGTTTGATAAAACGGCCAGATCCATTTGATGCCCTGTGTCTCCGTATGTGAATATTCTCTAAGGGTCCAATCGCTCTCCCCTAGCGGCAACGATTCATCCGGATCATTCCTGTATACCGACGTATCATCTTCTAATCCAATCCACGACCTCATTCTGGACTTTGCTGTGCCACCATCCTCAGCTATACTCTCTCCCTTTCTCCAATAACTAACCGAATGTGCTGTTGGATAAGGTGGAGTAAAATCAATCCTAGCTGTCTCCCGTAAATAAACATTGGAACGACCAGTGGTCTGCACTGTTCGGACACATTTCGATCCCAATATCCCGGCCCCTACCCACGCATCGGCAAGGGTTTCTTCCCACATACCGGACGCACCAATTTCCCAATGATAAGGCTCTGTCGCCCCGGCCTCGAATGTGCCGTTGACAGAAACTACCCGCTCTTGGTTTTTCGAGTTAATAACATAGAGGACACAGGTTATTGGCTCTCTGTAATTTAGCTTACACCATGCCTCGTATGTATGGATGTAATACTCCAAGACCTTCTGCGTGTTATCCACCCGTATATCTACCCGTGGCGACTCCCCAGCCATACTAGATCTTATATCGTCTAGCTCAAACTGCGTTGCAATCCAGGTGTACCCGTTCCAGAGGATATTCTCGGTATTATTGACGACCCTGATCTTCTCGTCCGTCCCTGGTATTGTAATCTCCAGGGCGACTAAAAAGGCGCTATCAGAACCTAGCTTGTTCTTCTCTTCGATAGTTACATCACTCAACTCGATAGGCATATCTATGCTTCCTCAAACATCGCGGAGAACGCGAACGCATCCGGGGTTAGCTGGGACCACGTAACACTGTCCGCAGAAAACCTCGCTATCAGTACGGTGTTGAACATCGGCCGGGTCATCAGGAACATCGTGCCCTGATTGTCTTTGAAGAAATCTAAATAGTTTTCTAAATCCGAAAACGAAAGGCCCTTCCACATTAGGTCGTAAGTATCCCTGGAACGGCTGTGCATCCGTCTACTGCTGACGTATCCCCCTTCAAACGGGGTGCGGATCTGCTCTGCTATCGTTACGGTGGCTGCATCGATGTACGGCGAGGAAGTAATAACGATAGCGACCGAGGCTATACTTGCATCATTAAACGAGGCCTCAACCTCGCAAAAAGTCTTGTTGTCTGCCAGTGGCGCAGACTCCATAAACACGTTGTCCCCATCTACTGAGGCAGATAGAATCCCCCACGCCCTTTTCCCGCCCGTGTCCGTCACGAGAACCATCTTGCCGGTATGCGAGGTGAGGGTAATGCCGGTAGCGAAGACGTAGGCATTCCCATCGGTATCGTTGACCGTGAACGGACCCGTGGAGTCGCTGTAAAGAGCCTCGACCATAAAGAACCTTTCAAGAGACATGCCGTGCTACCTCCCTAACGCTTGTCTCATACCACCGACATTACGCTCTAAAGCATCGAGCCAAACAGTAACCACCCACTCCTGCCCGTTGAACTTGGGCATTTCCTGCCGGGCCGTGGATTCCTGCCCCGTATTGTTGTTGACGATCACCTTTACGTTGCACCCACCGCCGCCCCCACCAGCACCTTGTTGCTGTGCTGCTATAACCTGGCCGCCCTGTTCTCCCATCATCAAGAATTGCCTGTTGCCCATCTGTAGAAGTTCTGGGCCCCGCTCTGCTACCTCGTACATGCCCCCCGCTGATACCGCACCGCCCGCAGCCTTCTTGGGCGGAAACGGGCTTGGCGGACCTACAAAACCAGGACGCTGGTCATATGGCAGCGTTAGCCCTCCAGCCCATGTGCCTAAGGCGCTGAACAGGGGTCCAAATACTTGCTGGTATGCCACCATTTTGATCATATCCCGAATCATGGAATTGATAAGATCGGAAAACGAGGCTTTGCCGGACATGGCGAAGTCTGCAAATGCTTCCGCAGAAGACTTCCCCCAACCGTCGATAGCATCCTTTAGCTCCTGAATCCCGGATTTCCCCTTATCAACCATATCCTGTAGTGCGGCAATAGCGTTTTCCTTGTCCGACTCCAACACTCTAATCCTGATAAGCAGAACAGTCTCGTCTTCTTGCGATGTCACTTCTCTTAGCTTTTCGCGGATTAAATCAATTTGTGACTGATACTCGTCTTCAATCATGGCCTTGCGCTGGCTTAAATATTCTTTTTCGGAAATCATCCCACTTGCGAATGATCTCTCCAGGGCTTGCTCCCGGCCGTCCGCGACGGATTTATCTAGGGCTATCTCCTCTTCCCTTATCTTTGACAAAGCCTCAAGATGGTCTTTATCTTCCTTCTCGATCTGATCTATGGACTTTTTATGATACTCCTCTCGGATAACGGCTATCTCTTTGGCCCCCTGCTCCGTGCTTATCGTCTTCCCTTTGACAGCATTCTCGACCGTCCTGACTTCGAGTTCCTCCAGTTCGCGCAGCTTGACGAGGGAGTCTACCCTCAACTCAACGCGCCGCTTCTCAAGGCTCTCCATTGCCCGCAACATCTTGTCCTGTGCCTTTTTGTCCTCGCCCCCTCCCTCCGGTCGATCCAGGGATACCCCACCGGCTGCCTCCTCGGGTGTTGTCTTGGGCTTGTCCATCTTCCCTTGCAGAAAATCCATACCAGCCTTAATAGATAAGAGCCGGTTTTGTATTCCGCGCAGTTGTTCTTCCAGTGCCGCTGCATACTTCGAGCCCGGAACTGCCCCATCTATCTTTTTCTGCAAGGCGTACAGTTTCTCGAGCTGCTCGGTGTATCTGCCAGCAAGCTCCTCCATTTGCTCAGAATTGACAGACCCCAGTCCTCCAAGTGCATTGATAACGGAAACGACATGGTTCGCGGCAGTCACAATACCCCGGATAGCCGTAACCCCTGTTTTGATTGAGGAGTCAATAAACACTGCCCACTCGTCTAGCGTTCCTTCCTCCTCCATCTTCTTGAGGGCATCCAGGGCATCCCGTGCGGCATTGCCGAGCGTTTCCCATGAGCCCTTATCTGCGATCTGCTTGTTAAACTGGAACCACGCATCAGAGAACATAGACATCGTTCCCTTCCAGGTTCCAGCAAGTTCTTCCATAGCCCCGCGTATTTTGGAGTCAGACTTCGACCATTCATGCCAGACCATTTCCCCCGTTTGTTTCGCGGAGTAACTTACCCCGGACTGAAAGCCGAGCATGGCCAGGACACCGCGCTCTCGGAACTTGTCGGCTGAGGCCGCACCAGCGGATAGCATCCGCATCATCTGCTCGGTAGTCTCTTGAATCCCGAGGCCGGTAGCCGCTGCCAAATCCCCGATCAGCGGCATCCAACCCATAATTTCTGTGCGTCCGCCTTTCATTATGCCCGCGAGCATCGTAGCCGATTCCATGACTTCCCTTAGCTCAAACGGCACCTTGCCTGCGAACGTAGCGAGATCATCAAATAGCTTGCCCCCCTCTTCCGCACTCCCTAGCAGGATCTTTAAGCGAATACGCATCTCGTCTATCGCACTAGCTACATCCAGAAAGTTCTTCCCTAGACTAATAACGGTTCTTGCCCCTAGATACGCAGATAGCCCTGCTGCAACCTTCTTGAGGTTAATCATGGAGCCTAGAGTAGTGCCAAAACTACGGCTCACTCCATCCATCGCGGTAGACATAGCCTTCCCGTTTTTCTGCACGGCCTGTCTCGCCTTGCCCATGTCACGCTCGAAGGCTACGGATGAAGCAGATAGGTTCGCATGCAAAGCTCCAATTGCTGTACTCATATTTTCAGTTCCTTTTGTGCCGACTGCCCCTTAAATCCCATAAAGAATTGTTTTATCTCTGATTCACTTTGCCGCTTCTTCTTCTTTGCTAGAAGCACATCGAGCTTGGGCAACTTCTTCTGTCTTGAAAATGCGGCGATCTGCCACGCGAGGATAGTTCTGCCATCTTGCTTCGCCCCCATAGCAATGCTGGTTTGGTATGGGGTCAATCTCCAGAACTGTTCGGGATCTATCCCTTGCCGAACAGCCGCCCGATACGCCGCAATAATCCACCCTTCTTCTGGCTCGTCTTTTTTTTTTCATCGCCTTCCGATTGGGGGAGACTCTCGGCGCCGAAATACGCGGAATGCAGTGCAGCCTGAATTCCCTTGGCAAACGGGATGAGCGGGGGAGATAGTTCCCTGATCCGCTCCGGGGTCATTTCCGGATGTCGTTTCTTCATGCCGATGGAGGCCACCGAAGCAACAACACCCGGGTTAAACAGGTTGGGACTGTCCCCATGCTTTTCGGTCACTTCCGCTAGGGTGTCCCAGTCAAAGCGCACCGCGTATGGCTTGCCCCATATATCAATTTCGTACTCACCGGTGGTTGAGTTCATCATGTCAAGGCATCTGCCCCTGAGCCTCTGATGGTTATGGACCCGTCCGCCTTTCCGTCCACCCCGAGAGTCTCGCTGAGAGATGTCACATAGCCATCGAATGTTCGCACCCCGCCATCGGAGTAGGTAAGCCTAAACCCTATGAGTGTGCGGGCAATTTGCGCCGCACGACAGGCTAACTGCCCCGTGTTGTCTGGAATAAAGTTGACGGACAGGGTGGCCTTCAGTGATCCCGGCAACCCCATGAGATATTCGTGCCTCGTCGATGTAAGGTGGGTCGTCTGGATTTCCGCAGCTTCATCGTCGGCACGATCAATGCCCACCACCTCCCCGACGACCGTGTAGGTCGCCGGCGTAGTCGTACCAGCAGAGTCATAAGCCGTGAACAGCGAGCTATCGATTGGCACCCAGAAAAGATCCGCACTCTCCACGGCAACGACCATCGCGGTCAGTCCATTGATCTCCGTCATGCCGACCACCGCAGCGAATGCCACCACATCCCCGATTGCCAAATCATGTGCTACTGCCAGCACTTTAGTGTAGGATCCTTCCGTGATTCCGGTTATGGTGATGGCCCCTCCAGCCCCGGATTCGATTTCAAACGTGGTGTCCTGTGATTCGATTGCCATTGTCGTTCTCCTTCCTACGGTTTGTTGTTTCTTTGTAGGGGCAAACAAAAAGGGCAGGCGATGCAGAGAGTGCGGCCCCGCATGGCCTGCCCTTGTTTGCTTCTTGCGTTCCGTCAGGAGATGGCCATCCCCATCAGGAAACCCCGTCTTCTTTCAGTCCTCTCTAGCTCTCCTCGTACCAGAACCCGTAATCGCGGATTCGTCTATGCACTCCAACAGGGGGGGGCTCGTAAGCATATTGCCCACCCGTCTGCGCCACGATGGACCCGATTCTCACACCTGCCGGGGTGTACGTCTGGCCGTTCAGGGCCGCTCGAATCTTGTCGTGCAAATCCTTCGCCCCCGCGTATGTCTCTGCCCATGCGTCTATCTGCAAGCGTGCCCACCTCAAGGCCGGAAGGCTCGCCAGGGTGTTGTTGTCGTCCTCCGTGATCGGCTGAATGGTAACGGCCGGGTAGGTCGGATTCAGCGGCAGGATGCCGTTATAGACCCTTGTGCTCACCAGAGCCGCAACGTCCACGTCGTTTACAAGCACGTACCTTACCCCCGACTCAAGATTCATCGCAGTAATGCCCTACTCGCACCCTTGCCGAGAGTGCCCTTTTCAGCCTTCTTGAGTAGCCGACCAACCGCTTTGTCCAATTCCTTCCAGACGTCTGTTTGCAGGATCTTATATGCCTCATCCTTTTTGGCGTCCCACGCATTGCGAAAGAACGGATTGGCCGGCATCTGACCGGTGAACTTTCCGCCCTTCTGTTGCCGTGGCACAGTTCCAAACTCTACAAGGTGAGCGTGTGGGGCCGTGGAGCCCACGTACATCACCACCTCGCCCAGACGCATCGCTGCTCTCCGCTGCCCCTTTTTGAGCTTCGTGGAGATCACAATGCTATCCTTCAAATTGCCCGTGGCTCCGACAGGTGCGTTCATCTTAGCCTCAACCTGAATTGGCTTGGCGGCCTTCTTTAGTGTGTTCCGCATCACGGTTTTTGACATCGAGCGGGGCAGTTGCTTTAGCATCCTGTCGAGCTCCTTCATGCCCTGGAGTTCAAACGAGAAGACTTCTCCTGTTGCCATCACTCACCCCTCGCCGAACAAACAAGCTCTATTGCTTCCCGGCGCCCCATCTCTATGGCGGAATGCACATCAAACACCCTGCCGTCCTCGGTGAATCTATCCACCGGGGTCAAACCCTCCCGCCAGTGAATCCGATACTTCGCCTCGATGTTCGCTATCACTTGCCTTGCCTGCCACTGTTCAGAGCCCTTGAGTTCCACCCGTTGCGCCCAGACTGTGTCGAGCGTGCTCCACGTCTCGATCTCTTCTCCGTAGGCGTCCTGAGCGACTGTGCGCCGCTGTAGAACGATCTGCCTATCCATCTTCGCCGGGTTAAGCATATTGAGAGTTCGTTATCCTGTAGTTTCTCAGGATGTTTGCAATCGTGTCCGCATGGTTCACGCCGTTGTGGTTCTGTGCTATGTGCAAAAGCATCGCCTGCTTGATTCTTGGCGGCACGGCCGTTGCGGCTCCGTATCCCGCAATGTACCGGATCCGAATTGGCTTGGCTGGTGTAAGCGTATCGGTCGGCCATGAGTAATTCCGCTGAAGGAATATTCTCCCTGGCTCCGAAACATCGTCAACGCCAACCGATAGACTCACCCCTTCTACAAACGCCGAAAAGTCCGCCTCTACCGCACCGTCCGCCGTGTAGTAGACGCCCGTAACGCTCTGCAAAGGGGGTCGGGGAACGACGATGTAGTTCTCTCTCGGCCAAGCGTCGATGTAGTAGTCCCATGTCTGCGTGATAAGCGCCCGCCAGGTGAAGTCCTCCGCGAAGGCCGTCGCGTCACCGATAAGCCGGTTGAGATCGATGAGCCGGGCCTGCATCTCCGTTTCCGACATGCGGAGATGATTCGCAACCTCTTCCATACTTATCGGGTACGAGGTCGGCGCTGTTGCGATTACCAGGCTCATGCGTATTCACCTTTATGCGTTCAGGTAGTACCCACCCGCCACCAGGGGCCGCCACAACACGGTAATGTCTGCGACCATCCCCGCCCCCGCGGTAGCACCGCCGATTGTAAGAATTATCTTCTTGGTGGAGGCCGTTACGTTCGGACCCCGATGTACGAAATAGAAGTTCCCGGTCAGGTTGGCTTTTGCCCCCTCGGCCGCCGACATAATTTCAAGGGGTGCCGCATCGTCTGTGGCCACCGCTATGCCGGTAAAGGTCGCCACTGCCGACAGATCGTCAGGAACGTGTATGATCACTGCGTCAATGAATAGGGCCTGGGCCGGTGTTGCGGTCATCACATCGTAGGCCGCCGCCGCTTGGTTGAGGGAGATCTGATTGTAGTTGACCGTCATTCCGAGAAACGTGCTCTTCGGAACCCACGCATAGCCGTTGTAGATCCACATGTATCCGGTATTGGATTCAAAGAGGGTGGAGCCTATGGGGGGTGCCGTGGGTTTCGTGTCTGTAGACAGGGCCGTCCATCTCTTGATGGTCGTAACTGCTAAAAGGGACATGGTGCTTGACCTCCTTTTTGGGTCAAAAGGGGGAGGCCGAAACCTCCCCGGCTATGATTAGGCAGCCTCTACATAGGCCCCGTCTGACATCGGAACATACCAGAGATGCCAGGTGATGGTCTGCGTGTTGGTCGCACCGGCAACGGTCATTTCGATGATTCCTGGGCCGTTGATAAAAATGGCTCCAGCGGCCCCAATCGGAGCAGCCCCTACGCCGGTAGAGTCCACCATCGCACCGAGCGCAGTCCCGTTAAGGGTGAGCATGGACCCCGCCGCCTTCGCAGACTGCGTACCGGATGCAGCACCGATAATGGTCTCGGTTCCGGTCGTCGGATCGTGTTTTACGGCAATGGTCGTTGCGGCCGTTTCCGCCAAGCCGTCCCAGACACCGACCAGTCCGAGCAGACAAACATTTCCAACCACGTTGAAAAGGGAAACGTCTGCTGTTGCGGCACATGATGCAGCCGCCTTGGTGACTCGAAGACCCTGGTTGATGTCTGCGATTCTTCCTCTTGTCGAGAGATTGTAATTCGGCATGTCTGATTCCTCCTTTGACCTGGCGATCTGACTAAGTTGCAGATTGTACGATCACCCACCAGGGGCCTCGTAGCACCAAATCGAAAGATGTTTGTGTACTGATCGCTTCACCATTTTTCCTACTTGAGAGCCGTCACACTTCTGTTTCCGGTGTACCTCGGCTCCAAAATCGCCGTCACATGAACGATCCCGGCCGTTGCCGCGATAACCCCGGTCAGCCATGACTCGCCATCTGTCATAGCAGCCGCATCCACTTCACAAACGACCATCTTTGTGGTGCAGGTGATGGCGACCGTAAACGTGGCCGGGCTTGCCGCCAGCGGACAATCCGCCCATGCGCCCAGGACATCGCAACTTGCCGTGCTGGCAGCCACCGCCGTCCCAACCGCAGCGCCTCCCAAGGCGTGCTTGAATGCCACCGCGGTCGTCTTTGTTCCCTCAGATGCTCCCGAGAAGAACGAAAACGTGCCGTTCCCGGTGAAAGCACCGCAGGTAAAGATGAAGGTGGCCTTGTGGTAATTCGCCATGTTGATGCTGTCCAGGTCGGTCGTGGCCCCAATGTTTGCGCTTACGCAAACAGGCACAATCTTTTTTTCTTCCGAAATCATCTCTATATCCTCCTGAATTCCTATTTGCCGGGGCCGAAACCCCGGCTGTTATACTATGTTACCTCGCTACTTACCTGGCCTCGAGGGCAATGAAGTGGGACTGCGTGAAAGATGCCCCCCCTTTGTACGGGGTCAGAGCGGTGGCCCGGATGGGCTGTCCGTCGACCCGAAGCACAAACCTGAAGCAGCTTTCGTCGTACACAAATCGAACGTGGATACTCATGTCACTCTTGATCCCGCCCTTCTCTGCCAGGATGTAGCCACCGGAGAGATCCGCAAGCACGATGTCGCCAACGTCTCCGAGGGTCGCGGCTTGCTCGATTGGAAGCACCGGGCGACCGAACAGCGTACCGTATGGAAGCCCCGAGAGTCCGCCAGCCGGCATGTAGACCGGAATGCCGCCAGTACCAACCGCCAGGGACATGGTGAACAGTTGCGGCTCCACGTTTTGGTTGATGAGCCATACGGCGGACGGCCGGGACGATGCGAACAGCCTGGAATACATGTTGATGACGTTCTCGGCCATGACCGTATCAACAGCCTGCCCTGCTTCCGCACCCACGGTAACGAGGCATCCAGCGTTGAGGATGCCAAGGGGCATACCAGCGCCCGTACCGTTGTAAATGGCGTCATCGAGTCTGAACCCAAACTCAGAGACAAACCCGCTTCTGATCACGCCTTCCAGGGCAGAAGCATCCTCAAGCAGTTCATCTGTCGCGTAGCACAGGCCGATCAGCTTCTTGAGGGTCAGTTCGATCTTGCGGAACTTTGGCTTGCTCGCCGTCTTCTCTGCAGCTTCCTCTTCCCAGTAGGCCAGGATGCCGCCAGACCGAGTCGAGGCGCGGGACGTTTCGTCGATCCCGTTGATCTTGATCGAGTTGGAAGACCCGGAAATCTGAATCCTTCGGCAACGACTTGCCAGCACGCCGGTTTCGAAGGCTTGCTGCAAAAGTTCGTTGGAGAAGTCCTGCTGCACGAGGAACCCGCCGTCAGATGGCACGGTCTCGTTCAGACCAGATGCCGCATTGAACAGCCTGGGGTCAGCATGGCCGCCCGGAAGTCCGGCTCTCATAATAGCCGCCATCTGCTCTCCGAAGGAGTTGAAACGATCCTTCGATTTCCGATCTTCGCCAACCTCGACCTTCTTACCCGTCCTACTCGCAGCCAACGGGGTGGTGATGCTGTCTTCGGGCGCCTTCTGCCGATTGTCGATCTCCTCCCTCTTCCTCAGGTCTACGATCTGTGTTTCACATTCCTCGACTCGCGCAAACAGACTTTTTCTGTGGTCGATCTCCTCTTGGGTGAGATCTCTGTTTTCGGCGGTCGCTTTCGCCACGATCTTGTCGGCGTCTGCGAGGTGCGCCTTGATGATTTCCTGATACTGCGTGATTGTCTTCATCGTATCTTCCTTTCCTGTTTCCTGTTGCTTTGGTCGATCAAATCCCCAATAAACCCGCCGTTACTTCTCTTAGGGCCAGGTCAGCGTCAATGCTCGCTTGCGTCGGTTGTTCAACATCCCGTTGAGCCGGAGCATCAACATCCCGTTGATCCCCCACGTCGGCCGAAGGGGTCTCGCCCACCGGATCTACATCCCGTAGATCCTCGGCGTACCCCTTCGCGAGAATTTCCTTCGCCTGTTTGTTGCTGCATCCAGCATCCCGCAAGATGCGCTCCAGTTCCCTTTCCGTCGGCGGCCGCCTTTCGGCCATCAGGCCGTCCGGCACATTCGCAAAGGCAGACAGGTCGAACACCACTGCGCTCGCCTTTGCCTTTGTTTCTTCCTCCAGTTCCTCCACCACATCCACAAATCCCTTCTCCTGGGCCTCCTGGGCGGTCATCCATGTCTCGCCGAAGGTGCCTGCAGTCATCATCTCTGTGATTTCGTCGGCGGTAAGCCCTGTCTTCCGCTGGTAGATCTGCGAGATCGTACCGCCCACC